AATATTGCATTTTGTGCCTTTATTTCAGCAGAAAGTTTAGCGTATTCGACCGTCCCTTGCTTATTTTCACCTCTTAAAATAGCTTGTTTAGTCTTTAACTCCTCTAATTTCTTTGAAGCTTCTTCACTATTCTTTTTTAAATCGCCAGTATCTAATTTGATACTTAATAATACTGTTTTTTCTTCACTCATATCTCAATTATTTCGCAACTTGTTAAACCACCTTTGTAATTTTCTATTTTGTTTATGTAAAAGTACCCACTTATATTTAAATCTGGACGCTGTATTTGTATAGGTATAGTGAAATCTAGATCACTTATATCATTCACGTTTAATTTAGCAACTATTTTTAATACTTTTGGATTTGTTAGAATGTCAACAATATTGCTATAATTTTCGTCAATCAATTCTTTACCATTTTTAAAGTTACAAAATGGTATATTTGTTTGTGTTGTTGTTAAATACCCATCTGTATATGTGACGTTAAAATTAGTAATTTGCTTTTTTAAATATAGCAATCGCCAACTAGGATTATTCCACTCGTTAGTCGCATCTTTTAAACCATCTATTTTAGGAATGATATAACCAGCGTATTTATTATTTTCAATTGTTGCATCATGAGAAAATTTAATAACATCTTTCTCAACATCTAAATTTTCATCAGTCAAATTAAAATAGCTATCAAACTCACTTTCGGTCTTGAATTTTACATTGTTTTTCTTTGCATAATTTCCAAACTTAAAACCCATTTGTGTAGCATTCTGTAATTTACTAGACCAATCTTTTGCTATTGATTTGTTTAAAATAACATCGTCAAATTTGTTAAACTGAATAGATTTTGAATAATTATTAGTCTGAATAATTATACCTTCCATGTTTAGAATGTCTTTTAAAACATCCTTTACTTTCATTGTGAAAATCTTTGTGAAATCAATGTTCGTATTATAAGCTATTTTTTCAGAAGGTGTAAATTCTAAATAATGTGGTAAAACAACATTTGGATTTTGAAAAGTTACTCCTCCGATATAACCTAAAAAATTAGTTGTTGTTTGATAATCAGTTAAATTAACTATTTGATTTTTATTAGTTTGTGGAACTTCCAATGTTAATGTTACTTTATAAACAGTATTTGCAATAAATGTCATTTCAGGTGTTTCAATGTCAATTATAATACGATTTAAACCATACGAGTTTGGTCCATAAATAATAGGTCCGTAAAGAGCAATAGTGCCAGTAACATCTGAAATTGAAACATAAACATTAACTGTTTTTTGTACAATTGGAGTAGGACCACCTAAAGAACCCGAAAAAAATAAATCATATTCACCTGCAAACTTTAATTTTCCTATCTTATTAATTGATGGTTTAAATACTCCCGTTGAAAAGTCAGGATTATTATTTTCATTTCTGAAACTAGGAAAATAATTTATCCAAGATGTTGAACTCCCACTTGGTATATTAGTATAAGTACTTAATGTAGATATTAAAGGTTCGCTACTTTTAACCGCATCCGTTTTCGGTATTGAAAATGAATTAGGAGTTAAAATCATATTTAAATAATTTTGACTGCTAAAAAAGTTACCTTTAAAATTAAAACCAATACGTTCAGCTAATCGATCAAATAATGAAGGCATAGTTGCACACGGTAACATTTCAGTTACATTAACACTATTTGTATCGAAAAAAGTATCTATGTCTAACCTCCAATCAATTAATGGATAAATGAAAAAGTCAGGATAATAAATCACACTATTTATATGCCATGGAAATATTATATCATTCTTGTATAACTCACCTACTGATATATCGCCTATAGCTTCAATCAAATCTAAATTTCCACTATAAACATTAATATAAAAATAGTTGTTATCAGTAGATTGAATTTCTGCTACTCCATCGCTAACTATTTCAACTCCATTTTGCTTATATGTTGCTTTGAGTTTCTTATAAGGCATTAAAGAAGCCGTAGTTTGCAAATTTGACCACTCGAAAATTTCTCTATTTGTCTTAGTTATTGGGAGTTTGAAAGTATTGCTAAAATTTCCTTGTCTATTTTGCAATTCACCAATATTATTAGCACAAAAAGTCAAACCAATATTGGTATTTTCTCCTAAGTCAACCCTTCTATTATTGATAATTAGCTCGTTCATTAACCTTGAATAAATATGTAAGGTAATTCTAATGTAATTTGTATAGTTGCCCTAACATCAGTTGTATCATATAGCTTAAATGATCCAACTTGAGGTCTTACCGTTTGCCACATTATAGGGTTATCAGAAACTAACATTTCAACGCAAGGTGAATATAGCATTGTTTTAATTCCTTTTATGTCCTCAACATCAACCGTAGCATTAACTATTAATAAAGTCATTGCATTTCTAGATATGTCAGTTATTTGACCTCTTGCAGTTGAAAGATCAGAAATATAAGGTTCATAGCTCCCATCATTTTGAGTAATTAAACCAACAGTTTGTACCTTATGAAATAACCAATGTTCACGACCTCCGTAGGTATTTATCCATGAAACGAAAACTGGATTTTCCTTACATTCACGATCTATTTTTATAGTCTTTTTTTCTGTTATTCTCATATCTAATAATTATCTAATACGACTACATTATGCACTGTATATGGTTGAATATAATCAACATCTACATAAGGCGAACCTACAGAACCCATATAAGGTGGATATATTGATGGTTCTCCATCTGTATCTAACCAAACATCTACATATCTAACATTACTAGTATAACTACCAGCTAACATCAATCTATTTGCTAGTTCTCTATGTGAAATATTAAGTATGTCAGCTGATGACGTTATAATTGTGCCGTTAATATCTTTTTGATCTTCTATTCTATAAATGTCGAAATTCTCTAAATTATCAGAGTAAATAAAATTCAAACTAAATGGATAGGCTGGAAAATAAGTAGGTCTTGCGAATACGCTTTGAAATTTAGCTTTGTCAGTCCTTCCAGCATCATACGTAGGTACATAGTCACCCATGTTATACCCATATTTATTTTGAATTTGATTAGCTGAATTTGTATAATAAAGTCCGTTAAAATTAGATAAAGGAATACTAACATCGTAGAATAAACCGTTATAATATTCAGTCATCGAAAAAAAGAATCGAGAACCTTCACCAATTTCACCTTTATTTATTTGATTGTATAGAAATAAATTTTCATTTGCCGTTTTTGTAGCTATCAATTCTTGAATAGATACTTGAGCAATTCCTTCAGTATTCGTTTTATTTTTTATATTACCGATTAATTTCGGCACTTGACTAGCATCTAGATAATAAACCGCCGTTTCAATATAATGACTAATTCCTAGAAAAATGATAGGACTTCCAAATGTTGGTAGATTGTCATATTTTATAAATATATCGTTTGCCGTAGTTGAAATAATATCAAATGTTTTTGAATTTACTCCATTAAAAACTTGTATTTTTTGTCCTGCTTTAACTTTTAAAATGTTCAAATTAGTAGTTGTACTTAACTGCAATTGAACTGGAACACCACCCGAAAATATGTATTTTATGTTACTAACGACTGAATCAACCCTTTGAATCTCAAACACTATAGGCTGATGAACTGGCATCCATTTAGACTGATGACCATTTACTAATTGAATCGGTCTTTTTGTTATTGAAATACCCATTTATTTAACTATTATGTTTGTTATTTGAACGTAATATCTTTGTCCTATCAAATTTAATAAATTATCTATTCTATTTGTAGTCAAAATAGGTTCAAAAATGTTTTTTGGTTGTCTACCACCTTTAATTTCCTGATATAATTTCGTGCCATTTAAGTGAATAGATTTTGAAATTCCCCAACTTAATTGCTCACTTGTTGGAACGTTACCTTGTTTATTTGCCTTTCCTGATATACCTTTTTTCTTTATCCAACTTAATATAGCTTGTTGCAAAGTAGGATTGCCAGTTTTCGCACCCATTGAGGTAGGTTTTCTTCCATTCCATAGAACCGAAATAAAAGGACTAGCATAAATGGTCATACTATTTTCAGTATTTTCTGCATACATTGTAGAACCCAAAGAACCACTAACCTTTTTTAATTCGGGTATAATTGTATTCGTAAATTGATCGAATATCTCTTTATTTGTTGACATAGTAAATTACTGAGCAAATTAATAACCAACTAACTACGGTAATTATCCAAAGATATTTTTTAGTATTTAAATGCATACTCCATCACTATTAATCATTCTTAGACTAAACGGCATCATTACACCACTCATATTTGTATCGAATAAATTTTGCACCTGAACGCAAGTTTCAACCTTTAAATCACGTACATTATCTACATCATTTTCTAACAATATTTGAAATTCACGTTGTGAGTTTTCCGCCTTTACAAATGTAGCTTCTTGTTGTGTATCATTATCGTCTAACTCACTTTTAAATAGAAATAAAGCCACGCAAATATATGTTCTTTGAAATGCTCCTGTACTCATTATTTTTGGAGTGTATTTCATTGGCATATCCAAATAAACAGCGGGCAATATTTGTTCATCAGCCATTAAATTTTGAAACTGAGTTTCGCTATGTAGAAAGGTATAACTTTCACTATTGGATGTCATGTTATCAACGTGACCCTTTACTAATTGTTTTATTGTCATTTGTCTTTTATTATTTCTGAGTAGTTTTTCTCAAATTTAGTGCTAATATTTTGTTTTAATAGTATTAAGAAGATTAAATTATACGGCAGCTGCTCCACTTGTTCGTGAGTATAGTTGTATTTCTCTGCAATCATATCAATTGTATTGAAATCTCCCAACTCATTGAAGCTATCAATACCAGCCATCTTTTGCTCTATTGTAATATCAGATTTTAAACGTTCATTATCTCGTTCAATTATCTTTGTTAACCTATTTAATAGATAGCAATAGGACTGAAATACGACCTCGCAATCTAACTCTAAACAATCTACACCAGAATACAATTTAATGACCTCATATACGTTTGATATATCCCTACAAGCTAATATCTTTTTTTCGTAGCTTTCTTGACCTAAGTCAAAAGGTAGTTCAACATTATCTATAAAATTACTTTCTTCAAACTTAGTAGGGTCATCTTGTAAAAATTCTAAATAGGGAGTTATAATCTCAATATCTAACATTAATATTTCAACCTCATTTAAACCTGTCAATATTTGAATAGCTTGTATTTCATTTGAACTTTGTAGTTTCAAATAATCTTTGAATTTAATATCACTCCAGCTAGTGGGTAGATTGAAATCCTTTATTTGTGTCTTAAATTTTATCATAATAATCTACTTCGAGGTGCTTTTGCTTTTGGTTTTGAAGTAAAGAAATACCTAATTCCGTCGATTGCGTGGTTAAAATTATCGATTGGTTTATTTAACTTATTCCCTTCCCTGTCAACCGCCCACGTATACGCTCGTAATTCTTTGATTATATTCAAACTGTTTGAGGTAACATAAAAATTATTCTCTTGCATTCTTTGAATACCGTACATAATACTATCAGCTCCTTTTGTTGCACCTATTATTTTCATACCCAAACTAGATAGTTCTTGTATTGATTTTGGCTCGGCACTATCTGCAACGGTATAGATTGAATTATCAATTCCTAAAGATTTAAATTCTCGCCATATTTCTGGGTTAGTTAAACCCGTTCGATATATTCGTTCATCAAAGATATATTCGTTATTCCATTGATAAATATCTGTAATTGTCGTAGGGTCGTTAGTATAACCGAAATCCATTCCACGACCTACAAGCTTAGCATCTAAAGGTATTTTATCAAGTTGTTTCCACTCTGAAAATATTACTCCTTCTAAATTACCAATTTGACCTAAGCCATAAACATTATACCAATTTGCCCAAAACTTTGATGTTTTTGATTTTTCCTTAGCTTTTAAAATAAAATTTAATGCACTTTCTGGACACGCTTCATTATCTAGATAATTAACTATTAAGAAATCGACATCACTATCATTCATTAATTCTTTGTGAAACCAAAATTCGTTAGTAGGGTTCCAATCTAAATAAACAAATTCTTTAGTTCTTGAAGCTAATTCTGTATAAGCGTGAAATGTCATATTATTACACTCGTTCATATAAAGACCATCTCGCCTAGCACCTCTCAATTTAGCATCATTGTCGGCACTAAAAAACTCAATTATACTACCATTAGCAAACGTATATTTAAAGTCGGTTGCATTCCACCGTTCATCAAACCATCTATTAGTTTGTACCATTATCTTTTTAAAATCTTTCATCGCACCCCTTTTTAAGTGAGGTATACTTTCTGCAACTACTGATATTTCTAATAATGGTTTTTTACTTGCTTTATTAATAAGCAAAGGCAGGATGCCAAATGTCTTACCCGCACTCGTTCCGCCTTGAATACCCTTAATAAATTTAGATAATTTAGATATTTTATTTATTACCGTAGTACGAATAAACATATTTAATCAATGTCAGGAAACAAAGGTTGTTCCGTTTTAACCTCGTGTTGTTGCTTATCTATTAAGTTGTTTAAACGCTGTGTAATTGAAGCATTATATTGTCCAACCATACCACCCTCAATCTGATCTTGTCGTATTTCTTCCTTTATACGCATACAGATAGGTCGATATTCTTCATAAGCATTATCAGTATTTTCTAAATAATGTTTAATACTTCCTATTTCATTATAACAATATACTTTAAAACCTTCAATGGTTAATGGTACTTTTAAAGGTATTGGAACAACTTTACCAGTCTTATCTAATTGATATTGGTAACGTGGGTTTTCGTGAATTTTACTTTTATATTTATCAAATAATTCATATAATAATTCAGGAGTTTCGATATATTTCTTTTTACTCATAAAATAAGTGTCATTTGTTTATTAAACATTGCATCTACTACAGTTGAACAACCGTATCTTTTAACAGCTAGATCTATAAAGTAAGGTTCTTTACGTACTCTATAATTTGACTTTACAATAGGCAAAGGATCAATTAGAATACCATCTACAAAAGTAGCTTTGATATTCCTAACTTTACAATACTGTTCTAATTTATTTAGTTGTTGCATATTAGTTTATAAAGATAATAATATTTCTCACATTTGATATTTTCATAAACAATTAATTCGATATATTCAAACAGTTCTTTTGTCATTTTTTAGCGTGTATTTATTTATTTTGGTTTATACTAGCTATATAGCGACAATTAGCTAGTTAT